TGGCAGATGTTAGCAAGTTATTTAGATAGTAGTATATTTGAATTCATACTACAGAATAAAGACATACCTCAAGTTAGTGCGTATGGTCTTAAGTTAGCTCAAGAGTTAGCTAACAACTTCAATATAAATAGATAATCATTTCAGTACAGGGGTTTGAAATCCCTGTACTTCCTCGCCTTTATCTAATTTCTTTTATTATATTTAAGACTGGCTCGCTTCCGATCCAGGCAAATTCACCCGCAGCCCAGGGCTGGTGCAGCAGGTGCAGCGTGGCAGGTTGCAGGTGTTGGTCATCATGTACAATACAATACTATATCTAGTAGCCAAAGCCCTTGGAGTCCCTACATATATTTAGTTTAATAATCCTTACACTTCCACGCCCTTTCCCCCTTACTACCTGTTACATTAGGTTGTGCACCTTTAGTGCTTGTTTTGCACAGTCAGCCCCACCCCATTCACTGTCAGAAACAAGTCGGTTGAAAAATTTTAAAAAAAATTGTACATACTAGAAATGTCTTTGGATTTTGAAACCACAAATCCTGATGAAGCTAAAGATCTAATGTTGAAGTTAGAACTTCGACAAAAAGAATTAGATACATCTGTTAAAGCAAAAGAAAATTTTTTGGACTTTGTTAAAGCAGTATGGCCAGAGTTTATTTCAGGATATCATCATCAAAAAATTGCAGAAAAATTTCAATTAATAAAAGATAAAAAATTAAAACGATTGATCGTGAACATGCCTCCAAGGCACACGAAGTCTGAGTTTGCATCCTATTTACTTCCAGCATGGATCATGGGCCATGCACCAAAAACCAAGATCATACAAGCAACGCACACTGGCGAACTGGCCTTCCGCTTTGGAAGAAAAGTAAGAAACCTGATGGATCACGAAGATTACAAACGAGTATTCAAAGATGTCGAACTATCAGCCGATAGTAAAGCAGCAGGAAGATGGGAGACCAATAAAGGTGGAGAGTATTTCGCAACAGGGGTAGGTGGAGCTATCACCGGTCGTGGTGCAGATCTTCTCATTATTGATGACCCTCATTCCGAGCAAGATGCTTTATCAGAAACGGCGTTCGATAATGCCTACGAGTGGTACACCTCAGGACCACGACAAAGACTTCAGCCCGGAGGTATCATTGTTATTGTTATGACAAGGTGGTCTACCAAAGATTTGACAGGTAGATTAGTAGGAGCACAAAAAGAAGTTAAAGCAGATCAATGGGATCTAATAGAATTCCCTGCAATCTTTCCTAAGACAGGTAATCCTATATGGCCTGAGTATTGGAAGAAGGATGAACTGTTATCGGTCAAAGCTTCCTTGAATGAACAGAAGTGGCAAGCACAGTGGCAGCAACAACCAACCTCTGAAGAAGGATCTATTATTAAAAGAGAGTGGTGGATGAAATGGGAATCTGATGATCCACCCAACAACATACAACATGTTATACAAAGTTATGATACGGCGTACTCAAAAAAAGAAACTGCAGACTATAGTGCTATTACAACGTGGGGTGTGTTCACTTCAGAAGCTGATGGCAAAGTCTATTTAATTTTACTTGATGCGGTGAGAGGTAGATGGGAGTTTCCTGAACTCAAAAGAAAAGCATTAGAGAAGTACAGAGAGTTTGAACCGGAGACAGTAATCGTGGAAGCTAAAGCATCTGGATTACCCCTGACCCATGAACTAAGACAGATCGGAATTCCAGTTACGAACTTTACACCGAGCAAAGGAAATGATAAACATGTACGAGTAAACGCTGTAGCACCGGTATTTGAAGCAGGCCAAATTTGGGTTCCAGATAAGAGGTGGGCGCAAGAAGTCATTGAGGAATGTGCTGCCTTTCCCTTTGGTGACAACGATGATTATGTTGACTCAACAACACAAGCTGTGCTACGTTTTCGCCAAGGAAATTTTGTTACATTACCTGATGATTATTACGAAGAACCAACTGTTCCTGATTACGGGAGCGAGGAGAGATATTACTAATGGATGATGAAAGAATCGGACAACCTGTAGGACTTAGCAGTTTACTTTTACATATGGGTAGAAAAGCTGCAGACACGCAGTTGTCTCGTGGTGATATTACAAAAGATGAATATGATGAGATTATCAAAATATTATATCCCCCTCTAAGTTTGGTTGATGAAAAAAGAAATGGTGGTGTACCTAGATTTGCGTCTGGTTCGGCAACCATGGCCCCTGGAGCATTTATAGATTACGATGACATTTTAAGACGTCTTGGTAAGCTTCAAAGTTTATTGGTAAAGAGTTCCTTTTCTTAGTAATTTAGTTACTACTCAAATGGGTGATGGCACGTTAGGTGCTAATGCACAGTTAATGGAAAGTAATATTCCCGGCGTAGGAAACGCAGGTGATTTAAGTTCAGATCCTGAGGAAGTAGCGAGAAAAAAAGCAGAGAGACAAGCAGCAATAGATGAAGCAAGAAGAAATAGAACATCAGCAACTGTAGCTGACAAAGTTAGAGATGCAGCAGACAGAGGTGAATACGGTAATATAAATTATTTTGGTAACGATGTAAGACAAAGAGGAGATGGAAGTATTGAAATTGGTCCTGATGCTGATGCTATGGAAAAAGAAAGACAAGCGAGAGAAGCGGAAGCAAGACGTAATGTTAACCGCCCTTCTCCAAAAATTGATATACCTACAACTACAGGAGGAGCAGTACCAGAAATAGAAACAAAATTACCTCCAACATCTGTACCACCTATTGAATTACCTACGAATACAGGATTTCCAATACCAGAGATAGAAGATTTTACTATTTTGACTATGGGAGATAGCACTAAAGATACTGTTACAATAGCTGGTAAAACATATAAAAAAGATCAGACAGAAATTAAAGAAAGAAAATCAGACGGTAGAACCTACCGTGTAGTCAAAGATGAATTTAAAAATAAAGATGAATTAAAAAGAGTTAATGATGGAAAAACAGTTAGAAAAGAATTACCACAGTTTTTAGAGGACAACCCAGCAATGAAAGACAGGTTGTATACTTCTTCTATAACAGGGAGACCTGACTTAGAAATAATAAGACAACATTTTATAGATAAACATGGAATTGATTTTCAAATGAAAACATATGAAAAGAATAGTAAATCAATTGTTTGGAAACAGAAAAAAAGATGAAAGAAAATTAAGTTCTTATCAAACAGCTCAAAATCAATTTGAAAAAAATATAAGACAGTATGCTAATGATTTAGGAATTAAAATTTCTAAACCACAAATGGATCGTTATGATCAAGATTTTAGAATTGCTATAAGAGAAGAGAATCCAAATAAAGTAAAAGGAGATGTTTATTCAGAAGAAAATATAAGAGCAGCAACCAATGTAGTTATTGATACAATTATGAGAAATGAAGATCCTTACCTTGCAGATTACATTAAAGATAAAATACAAAGAACAGCTAACAATCAGAATACTTTATTAGATGGAAGAAGAAATTTTTACAATTCAGGAGAAACTCTAGGACATACAGGAAGCATAGCGCAAGGAGATATACTTTTTGGAGAAGCGGCGAACCGTGAAAGATATACGACAGAAATTTCAAAAGATAATTTATTTAAAGATAAACAGATGGCTCAATATAAAGAAGCTTTAGCAAAAGGTAATACCGAAAAAATGAATCGTATTGAAAGTAAATTAAAGAAAAGAAACCTTAGAGCAATGTATGTAGATGAAGATGGCTCTGAAGTTTACATAGGAGCCCCTGCAGAAAAAGGTAAACTAAAAGACGGAGGTCCTCCTAAGTTTGCTGAAGGTAGCAGATTAAATGATTACGATCCTTATGACATCAATCAATTCCAAATGGGTCAACTTCCAAGTTATGAAAGTTTATATTCAGATCAAGGTAAGTTTCCTGTAGATCAAAACAAAGTTGATGAAATGAGAGCAGCAGCTCTTGCTGAAGGTAAAAAGTTTTATGGAGATGCAACCGGGTTTGAAATATTTAAAGAAGGATTGTTTAATTTACCAGACGGGGTAATTAATTATTTTGCAGGTTCGGCGGAAGGAATGGGTGAACTATTAGCAGGATTATTTGAAGCAACTAAAAAAGGGCACAGATACAAAGTTTTCCTACAGATAAAATAGCTAATCCTGATCAACGAAACATTTCTAGATCATCACCAGATTATTCTCCTTTTAGTGAGGAGTTTCAAGCTCTACTAGATAAACCTGCTTTTACTAAATACTTTGATGAGTTTAGAGATAAGATTCCAACACCAAATTTAACAGAGTCAACTCTGTCTGGAATGACCATGGATGAGTTAGGAAGAACAGCTGGTTACTACACAGGTCCTCCTACCGCCGTACTCACGGCCCCTGGTGCATTAGCTAAATATTTAAAAGGATCAAGAGCAGTAGATAAACCTGCTCCTATAAGTGAAGCCTCTCGTTTGTCTGAAACAGAAGAAGTTGTTTCTCCAACAGGAGCACAAATAGATGAAACTGTAGAGGTAACAGATACAACAAGACAAGTTACAGAACCTAAAGTAGAAATTCAAAAACCACGATTAGATCCAGCCGAAGTAGAGAGAGTTGAATCTTTAGATACTTATATAGTTCCTCGGTTTAGTAAAATAGAAGATTACGTTCAGACTAAATATGCAGGATCTGCTTCCAAGACTAAGAAAAAATTAAGTCAGTGGAAAAAAGAAATGGAAGATGGTGACGGGGCAGGAGCCCTGAACGAAATGAAAGATACCGGAATGTCTTTCCAAATAAGTAATTTAATAAAAGAAGGTGGTGATCAAACTATTGATGCATTAACTTTTTTAAAGATTGGACAAGATTTATTACAAAATAACAATCAAATTAAAAGAGGATACTCTGAATTTTATGGAGCAGGTCAATTAGGAGAAAATGCAGGAGCTGCTAAAGTAGGTAATGAAATTAGTCCTGACATAACAAGAAGAGCAATAAGAGACGCTAAACAAGACATAGTAAATGTACCTATTACTGCTACAGGCAACTCAGGCCGTGTTTTACAAGAGTATAAAATGGCTGTGCAAAGCATGATAAATGAATTGGAAACAATGGCAGGAGGAACAAGTAAAAGAACTTTTGCGGGAGTAGAAAATCCAAGTGTTGTTATAGAAAAATATACAAGCACTGTATTACCAAACATTTTAAGAAAAGCAAACAACCCTAATATTAATTTACTATATACCGAAGCTCAAAAATTAAATCAGATTGTTAATAGATTTAAACGTTTAAATGTTAATCCACGATTAACTAGTAATTTTCAGGGCACCGGTTGGCCAGGGACCAGGACGGAAGATTATACAATTATGGAGCAAGGATTTAATCCTCAAAAAGGACAGTCCTCTCGTCATGAATTTCATAACAGTGGTCATCCTAATTCAGATAATTCTATTTCTTTTAGTAGATCTATAGATAAAACAACAACCGATGGTAGAGTTACAGAAAATATTATGGAAGCACAAAGTGATGTTCACCGTGGTTCTACATCTTACCAAAGTCCTGAAGATATAGCAGGTATTGATATATTAGAAAATGCAGAAAAAAAATTAAGACCTCAAGCTGAAAAAGCACTTGATGATGCGTGGGATAATTTTAGTAAGGACAATAAGTTATATAACTTTGATACAGATCCTATTAACATGCCTATTGGTGAAACTGTTCCTGATATGTTTGAGGTACAACTCAAAGCAGGCAGCGCTGATAATCCTATTTGGGAAGTAATAAATACAAGAACAAAAAGAAAAGTTCCAAAGAAAAGTTTTGGAACAGAAGATGATGCTCAAGTATTTGCTGATGCAAAAACAAAATTAGAAGCATCTAAAGAAGCAAAGAAACCTAAACCTACAGGATTTGATGTTAAGGTAGATCAGGTAGCTAATGATTTATATGGAGAGAGTTTTAAAAATTTAGGATTAAATCAAAAACAAAATGTTAAACGATCTATCTTAGATAACTACGGAACAATTAATCAACAGATGATCGATGATGCAAATGAATTTTTAAGTGGTCTTACTCAAGCNTCTAAAAAAGAATTAGGTAGAGCTAAAAATAAAAATTTCTTAGATGCACAAAGAATATCTAAATTAAATCCTGGAGATTCCGCATTTGGTAATTATGATAAATTTTGGTCTCGTAAAATGTCATCTGGAGATGAAGGTCAAAAATCATTATTAGAACGTATTGCTAATCAAGACCTGCCGAGAAATACACGATCTTTTGAGGGACTTGATAGAGCAGTACAAAACATTAAAGATTTATTAGATAGTTCTCAAGGAGGACAGGTTAGAGGAGGTATGTTTGGTGGGGTAGATACATTTGATGCTATCAAAGCACAAATAGTGGCCGATACCAAAATGCCAATAGAAGAATTTTTAGCAAGACTATTTCCTGATGAAGTTAAGTTTGCAGGATCGTATACGGATATATCTAAGAATGCACAACTACGAAGAGCACGATATGAAAGTGGCTCACAAGATTATCCATTTAAAAAACAAAAAGATTGGGTCAAGAATGTTTTAAAATCACATATAGAAAAAGCAATATCAGAAGGCAAGACAAACGTGTCCTGGAATCCTGGTGAAATTGTTGGTGTATATGAATCAGCTGATGCGAAAGATATTGCAGGGTATAAAACAATTTATAATAAACTTATGAAAGAAGCAGCAGAAGATTTAAATAAAGATTTAATGGAAAGAGCCGCTAAGTTAGGATTAGACCCAGAATCAGCTAGAATTAAAATATCAGGTGTAGGAGATGACATGAACTTTACATTACAATTTGATGGTGATGGTATAAATTCATACAGCCAAGCTGCTCCTGATTTAGTTAAAAAATCTTTTGACGGAAGAAAAATGGAAGTATCAGGATTACCTTATGTTGATTTTACAGAAGCGAAAGATACAATAAGAAAAATAGGTTTACCAATGCACGCAGATGGTGGTAGAGTAGGTTCTAAATTACCGGACGTAGATGAAATACTAGGAACAATTTAATGGCAATAGAAAAAGCATTACCAAACATGGCTCCAGGGGAGTTAGATCCTCTTGGCGTAGCACAAGAACAATCTGAAGTTAATATAGAACTTACTGATGATGGTGGAGCTTTAATTAATCAAGAGCAAGAATTACCTCAAATACCTTTTGATGGAAATTTAGCAGAAGTCCTTGAAGATAGTGAACTTGGAAAAATGTCAGATAATCTTAGGGCTTATTATGAAGATGATAAATCCTCAAGACAAGATTGGGAAAGATCCTACGTTGATGGTATTAAATTATTAGGATTTAAATATGAAGAACGAGCTAGACCTTTTCAAGGAGCTAGTGGAGTTACTCATCCATTACTTGCTGAATCCGCAACACAGTTTCAAGCACAAGCTTACAAAGAATTACTACCCGCAGGCGGTCCGGTAAAATGTAATATAGTTGGTGAACAAAACGAAGAGACAGAGCAACAAGCTAACAGAGTAAAAGATTACATGAATTATCAAATTACTACGGTAATGGAAGAATATGATCCTGATATGGATCAATTGTTATTTCATTTAGGATTAGCTGGATCTGCATTTAAAAAAGTTTATTTTGATGCACAACAACAAAGAGCTAAAGCTTCTTTTATTCCTGTAGAAGATTTAATTGTTCCTTTTTATGCAACTGACTTAGAATCTTGTCAAAGAATTACACATATCGTTAAACAATCTTACAATGAAGTTAGAAAAAATCAAGTTGGTGGTTTTTACAGAGATGTAGAAATTAGACCATCATTAGTTGAAAATAATCAGATACAAGAAGAATATCAAAACGTGCAAGGTATTAGTTCTACAACTTACGGAGAAGAAGATGACAATGAATATACATTATTAGAATTTCATTGTGATTTAGACATAGTAGGTTTTGAAGATAGGAATTTGGAAACAGGAGAACCTACAGGTATAAGAGTACCATATGTTGTTACTGTTGATGAAGGTTCCGGAAAAGTTTTATCTATATACCGAAACTTCAAACAGGACGATCCCCTTAGAAAAAAAATTCAATATTTTGTACATTATAAGTTTTTGCCTGGTCTTGGTTTTTATGGCTTTGGTCTTATCCACATGCTCGGGGGTCTCTCCAGGACAGCTACGTCAGCTCTCCGTCAACTCATTGATGCAGGTACGTTGTCCAATCTCCCTGCAGGATTTAAAGCGAGAGGGTTGCGAGTTGCAGACGACGATAATCCCATCCAACCAGGAGAATTCAGGGATGTAGATGCACCATCTGGTGATCTACGAGCAGGACTTTTACCTTTACCTTACAAAGAACCTAGTCAAACATTATTTATGTTACTTGGTTTTTGTGTTGATGCAGGAAAAAGATTTGCTGCTGTAGCTGATGCAAAGATAGGTGATTCAAACAATGCTAATCCGGTAGGAACTACCATGGCTATGATTGAACAAGGAACTAAAGTTATGAGTGCAATTCATAAAAGAATGCACTATGCACAAAAAGTTGAATTTAAATTATTATCAAAAGTATTCCAACAATATTTACCACCAGAATATCCTTACAACGTTGTAGGTGGTAACAGAATGATTAAGCAACAAGACTTTGATGACAGGGTAGATATTATGCCTGTATCCGATCCAAATATATTTTCTATGTCTCAACGTATTCAGTTGGCACAAGCACAATTACAATTAACAGGAGCTAACCCTGGAATTCATAATATTTATGAAGCTTACAGAAGAATGTACCAAGCACTTGGAGTTAATAATATTGATGCAGTATTACCACCTCCTCCTAAACCTGGACCTGTAGATCCAGCAAAAGAAAATTCAGAGGCGTTGAAATCTAAACCATTAACTGCTTATCCAGAACAAAATCATGAAGCCCATATAAAAGCTCACAGAGCATTTATGTCCTCAAGTTTAGTAAGACAAAGTGTAATTGCTATGGCTTCTTTACAAGCACATATAAGTGAACATATTTCATTTATGGCAAGACAACAAGTTATGGAAAAAAACAAAGAAGAATTAGAACAATTACAACAACAGTTAGGTGGACAACAATTACCTCCTGAAATGCAAAAAGAAATGCAAAATAGACTAGAGAGTGAAATTGCTGAAGTAGAATCTACTATAACAGAAGAAATTGTAGCAGAAGAACAAGAATATTTAGAAGGAACTGGTCAAGATCCATTAGTTGAATTAAAAACTAGAGAAATTGACATAAAAGAACAAGATGCACAGCGTAAAGCTATGTATGATATGGAAAAATTAGACATTGACAGAGGTAAATTAGATCAAAAAACTGAAATTGATCAGAAAAAACTTGACCAAGATGCTGAAATTGCAGCTATGAGAGCTGGTATCAATTTAAAACAAGCTAAAATGAGAAAAAATTAATGTCATATCCTGAAAATGATGATAAATTAAGTCGAGGCATAAATGATTTTGCATCACATGTGGAGCAATACGCAAAAACAAGTGAAGATAAGTTAATTATGGCGGCAGCTATGTTATCAGTTGTTAAAGCAATCTATATAGATCATGCTTTAGAGGGACCAATAGCAGAAACTGTTTTTGAAAATCAACTTGAGGATGTTTTTCAAATTAATTTGATAAAACCAACGTTACATTAAGGAAAATATGAAAAAAGATAAAAAAAAAGATAAGAAAAAAAAGAAGTACATGGGTGGTGGCATGATGCAAATGGGCGGAATGGGCTACATGGGCGGTGGAATGCCTAAAATGAACTACATGGGCGGTGGAATGACTCCAATGTCTCCAATGGGCTACGAAGATGGTGGTGAATTTAAACTTAAACCAGGACCTTCAGTAGAAGGCATGGATGTAGATAAAAATGTTAAAAAACCAACTAAAACTATGCGTGGAGTAGGGGCAGCAACCAAAGGCGTTAAGTTTTTTGGATAATTTGTGCGGACATTGCGGACATGCTTGTCATCATACCAACGGAGGCAGTTGTTCTAGTTGTGATTGCAATAATTGTGAACATGAGCTAGAAAATACTGTTGAATTCGAAGCGGACTTCGATTTGACTATTCATTAACTAAGGAGGTTATATGAATTTATTAAAAGACCTATGGGGCCATATCAAAGAATGGTCGGACTGGAAAATGAAGGACTGGATTAAGGCGGCTATTGTCGCTGTTATAGTTCTTTGGGTCATCAGTTGGATGACAGGTGGAGCTGCCTAGACTATGGTCTGGCAACTCTTAGCAAAACCTTTACTCGGCGTTGCTGCGGATACGGTCCGTGGCTTCGTCGAAACAAAAAAGGCAAAAGCTGAACTTAAAGTAACAGAAGTTAAAGCAGCAACTAAATTAAAACAAGATCAGATTGCTGGAAAAGTAAAATGGGAAACAACAGCAGTAGATCAGATGAAAGGTTCGTGGAAAGACGAACTAATTTTAATTTGTTTACTAGCTCCAGCAACATTAGTATTTTTTCCTGGAATGACACAGCATATAGAAGCTGGCTTTGTCGCATTGCAGTCACTTCCGGATTATTATAAACATTTATTATATATAGCCTGCTCAGCAAGCTTCGGCATTAAGGCTGGAAAAGGTGCAATGGGTTTAATTAAAAAAGGAAAATAAAATGGGAACAAAGAAAACAATGAACGAAGGAATGAAAGCTTTAAAAAAAAGTAATCCTAAAATAGCTAAAAAAATAGGTTTTAAAAATGGCAAAGGTAAAGTTATAAAAGCTAAAGATGGCTTATATGCAAATATACACGCCAAAAAAGAACGTATTGCCTCAGGTAGTGGTGAAAAAATGAGAACACCTGGAAGTAAAGGTGCTCCAACAGCAGCTAATTTTAAAAGAGCCGCTAAAACAGCTAAAAAACAACCCTAATGCCTTTTAAATCGGCAAAGCAACGAGCATATTTATATGCTAATGAGCCAGAAGTCGCAAAAAACTTTGCTAAAAAACACGGAAATAAAATACAAGCTAAAGACGGTAAAAATTTATCTCAAGTTAGAAAAAGTTCTAAAAATCCAAAAGGAGTAGCTAATGGATGCGGAATGGTAATGGAAGATAGAAGAAAAGAGACTACATATGGCTAGTCCTGCTTGGCAACGAAAAGAAGGCAAAAGTGAGTCAGGAGGACTAAATAAAAAAGGTGTAGCTTCTTATAGAAAGGCTAATCCTGGTTCTAAATTAAAAACAGCAGTTACAACAAAACCATCAAAGTTGAAAAAAGGTTCAAAAGCTGCTAAAAGACGTAAGTCATTCTGTGCAAGGATGGAAGGTATGAAAAAAAGAAGAACTAGTTCTAAAACAGCAAAAGATCCTAATTCTAGGATTAATAAATCACTAAGGAAATGGAATTGTTAATATGAGTACACTAGCAGATCGAGTGAAACAAAACGAAGGCTTCAGAAATAAAATTTACAAAGATACCCTCGGGTTTGCCACTATCGGTTATGGCCATAAAGTAATAGAAGGAGATCCTTTTAAAGAAGGAGTAGAATATTCAAAAGAACAGCTAGAAGAAGTTTTTAAAACTGATTTAGAGCATGCAGAATTATTATGTGAAAATATGTTTATGTGTGATTTAAGTTATGATCCACCTGAATTGTTAAAGGAAATTTACACGGAAATGATATTTCAACTTGGCCCTGGAGGGGTCTCTAAATTTAAAAAAACTTTTGATTTTGTTAAAATGAAACAATTTAAAAATGCAAGTATTGAAATGCTTGATAGTCGTTGGAATAAACAAACCCCTAATAGAGCAAAACATTTAAGTGATTTAATGGCTACAATTGAAATATGAAATTACCCGGAAAAAGATTTGGTCCTCCTCCACTAAGAGGCCCTGATCCACAAGGATTAAAAATTAAACCAGGAAAAATTAAACCTATTCGTGTTTCTGATAATTTTCCTAGATTTAAAAATGGAGGATTAAGTAACAATACAGTTATGAAAAAATATAAAAGGAGTAAAATTGCCTGATCAAGTAATTGTTTTAGCTGAAAGGCTAAGAAAAGAAATAAAAACTAGACAAGAGCAGCTAACTCAAGTTATAACAGGTGAAGTAAAAGATTTCCCTGATTATAAGTATATATTAGGAAAATTACATGCTTGGAATGCAATCAGCCAGGAACTCACGGACCTGCTAAAAAAACAGGAGCTAGACGATGACTAAAACTAATGTGATACCTACAAAAGTTTTTGCCTTAGAGAAAAAAAATAAAGAGATAAAAGAAAAAGAGAAAAAACCCGAACATTCAAAATTACCTAATCCCAGTGGTTGGAGATTATTGGTAATGCCTTTTAAATTAAAAGATAAAAGTAAAGGTGGAATTATTCTAACAGATAAAACTGTTGAAGAAAGCCAATGGTCAACCAATGTAGGATTGGTAATGAAAGTTGGTGATTTATGCTACAAGGATGATGGAAAATTTCCTACAGGTCCTTGGTGTAAAGAGAAAGATTGGATATTATTCGGCAGATATGCGGGAGCAAGAATTAAAATCGACGGTGGAGAACTCAGATTACTTAATGACGACGAAGTTATGGCAGTTGTTAAAGATCCTGAATACGTTTTATCACCGCTAACAAACTAACATGAGGAGATAGTCATGCCAGAAGCACAACCATCATTAAGTGAAGAAAAAACAATACCTATTGAAGATACAGGTAATCCTGTTGACGTAGAAATAAATGATACTTCAACAGAAGAAGAAACAATTCAACCAATTGAAACAAAAGAAGAGAATCAAAGTGATTCTGAGCATGAAGAGTATTCTTCTGGAGTTAAAAAGAGAATAAATGATTTAACAAAAAAATGGCGTGAAGAAGAACGTCAAAAAGAAGCAGCTATAAAATTTGCGGAAAGTGTTAAAAAGAAAAATGACACCTTACAAAAACAATTTACTAGTTTAGATGATACTTACATTGAAGAAGTTGCTCAAAGAGTAGATGCTACTGAATTAGCCTTAAAAAGAGCTATAACTGAAGCACATCAAAAACAAGATTTTGAAGCTGTTGCGGAAGCTCAAGCTAAATTAGCTGAAAATGCTGTTCATAAACAAAGAGTAGTTTCTGCTAAAAGTAAAAAACAAGCAGAACCTGTAGAGCAAAAGGTAACTCCGGAAGCTCCTGCACAAGTTCAACAACAAGTTCAACAAACTCCACAACCAAGTGAAAAAGCTCTTCAATGGGCACAACGAAATCAATGGTTTGGTCAAGGAGAAGGAAAAGATCAAGCAATGACATATGCTACTTGGGGAATTCATACTACATTAGTAAATGAAGGAATGAATCCTGAGTCAGATGAATATTATACTGAAATTGATACTAGACTAAAAGGGTATTTTCCTGATAAGATAGGACAAACGAATTCTAATTCGAATATTACTAGCAATAAGGTCGTCCAGACTGTTGCTGGTGCTAATTCTCGGGTTGGAAATAAAACTGGACGCCGTACTGTGAAACTCACACCATCACAAGTAGCCATAGCTAAAAAGCTAGGTGTGCCATTAGATGAATACGCAAAATTCGTGAAGGAGTAAAATATGGAAAACGTAAAACTAAAAAAAACTACTCGACACGCTGAAACTAGGGACTTACAAGCTCGTAAAACGGTCTGGTCCCCACCGAGACAACTAGATGCACCAGTACCCCCTGAAGGGTTCAAGTATCGTTGGCTCAGAGCAGAACTTCAAGGTCAGCCTGATGATAAAAATATTACATCAAGGTTGAGAGAAGGTTATGAACTGGTCAGGGAAGATGAACTTTCAGCAGAGGATGTAATGAAATATCCTTCGCTTTCTGAAGGTAAGTACAAAGGTGTTATAGGAGTTGGAGGTTTGCTATTAGCTAAAATTCCTCTTGAAATGGCTAAATCTAGAAATGAATATTTCCAGAAAAAGTCTAAAGAGGTGCAAGAAGCGATAGACAATGAGGTTCTAAAAGACGAGCACCCGAGCATGCCTATGTCAAGTAATAGGAGCTCAAAAGTAACATTTGGAGGCAATCAATAATTCTGAATTGGTCGGGATTTTGATGTTTCTAGAAAAGGAGTAAATTATGGCAAATGTAGATGCGCCTAGAGGACTAGTTCCTGTTAAAATGCTTGGTAACAAGTATGAAACAGCTGGTTTCTCTACTTATAAAGTTGCTTCTGGTTACACATCAAACATCTTTAATGGTACAGCCGTTCAACTAAAAGCTGATGGAACTATTGAAATAGCAGTAGACGCTAAATCAAACTCTGCAAAAATTGTAGGAGTTTGTGGTGGTGTAAACTACGTTGATTCAACAGGGAAACCAATTTGGAAGAACTATTGGCCAGCTTCAACTGTAACGCAAGGAGCAGTAGCAGCGGAAATTAAAGTTTATGATGATCCAGATCAACTATTCATCGTTCAAGCGGACGGTGCTGCCGATCAAACATCGGTAGGAGCCAATGCACCTATGGTAGGTAACGCAAATGGTAACACAACTAACGGTATGAGTTCTATGGAATTAGACTTTTCTGGACTAGGAGCTGCCGATGAGCAGTTGAGAGTTACAGGAATAGTTCAAGCTCCTAACAATACTGCTGGTGAAACAAACGTAGACTTGGTTGTTAGAATTAACGATCACGCTTACACTAACTTAGCGGGGATATAATATATGGCTATTTCTAGATCCCAGTTAGCCAAAGAATTAGAGCCGGGTTTAAATGCTCTCTTTGGCTTAGAATACAAACGCTATGAGAACGAAGCAGCAGAAATCTTCGACCAAGAAAGTTCAGACAGAGCTTTTGAAGAAGAAGTAATGTTAGGCGGGTTCGCTGGTGCTCCTGTGAAAAATGAAGGTGCGGCAATCAATTATGATACTGCACAAGAATCTTTCACTGCGAGATACACTAACGAAACTATTGCTCTTGCTTTTGCTATCACTGAAGAAGCTGTAGAGGATAACCTTTACGACAGAGTCAGTGCTAGATATACAAAAGCTCTAGCTCGTTCGATGGCTAATACTAAACAGGTTAAGGGTGCTAATATTCTTAACAATGCATTTTCTGCAAACGCTGCTGATTTTGGTGGAGACGGAGTTGCTTTAGCTTCTACTGCTCACCCAACTTTAACAGGTGGAAACTTCTCTAATAGAAGTGCTACAGATGCTGACTTGAACGAGACTTCTCTTGAACAAGCAGTTATTGATGTTGCTGCTTTTATTGATGAAAGAGGTTTGAAAATTGCATTGAAACCAATGAAAATGATTATTCCTTCAGCTTTACAATTTGTAGCTGATAGATTAATGAATTCAACGGGTAGAGTAGGTACAGCTGATAATGATATCAACGTATTCAATCAATCAGGATATATTCCTCAAGGATACAGCGTAAATCATTATTTAACTGATACTGATGCATTCTTTATTAAAACCGATTGTCCAAATGGCTTTAAGCATTTTGTAAGAACACCAATTACAACTGCTATGGAAGGCGATTTCGATACAGGAAATATGAGATACAAAGCTCGTGAAAGATATAGCTTTGGTTTCTCTGATCCAAGATGTGTTTACGCATCTCAAGGTAGTTAAAAACTAATTCTTTCTTAGGTGAAAAAGGCGCTTGTATGAGCGCCTTTTTTATTTTATAATCTTTTTTCCTAGATTAATTATAATTCTGCAGACTGGCTAGGCAGACGGTATAGAGACTGCATTATTAGGCCTATACGCCAGGAGGTAAACATGGGTACTACGACTTTTTCCGGTCCGGTTAAATCGGGCAATATATTAGAGACAGGTGGAGCAAACCTTGGAACTAATATTTCAAATGTAAATTGGTTGACAAATACAGCTTCAATTTATGTTCAATCACCTTCTCCAGCAGCGGCTACTGCTATTAGTTTAGTAAGAGCTATAACTACTGGGGATTCAAATAATAACGGTTCATTTACTGTTCTTATCAATGGTACTGGAACTACTAACGGATCTTTTGTTCCTGCAAGTAGTGATACTATTGGTGGAGCATCTTGGGCTCGTAAAATTATGTTTACAAGCACAGGAAATGATTCCGCATTAAGATTTACTGTAACAGGAACAAATGCAAATGGACAATTATTAACAGAGAGTAATATTACTGGTCCTAACGCAGGCACTTCTTTTACTTCAGGCTTGTTTAAATCTGTTACTTCTATCACTTCTTCCGCAGTAAGTACTGGAAGCATAAGTGTAGGAATTGGACATACAGCTGGTGATCAATATCAGCATGCTATTGGAGTTATTCCATATGGTTCAGCACTAATTCATTTAACTACTTATCGTTACCAAGCATGGAACGGTGGAGGTAATGAAGTGTTAGAAATTGGAACTACACTTGATGTAGATCAATTTGGTGACATTGCTACTGCTACAAACAAAGGTGCTGTTACTGCTAATGATAATGGTGATGCTATTCTTGTTGATGCAACTCAATGGACTAAATGGCTTGTTGTTCAACAAGATCCAACTGCAACCGCTGGTAATTTTGGCTATGAAATGGATTGTAATATGATTATTACATATACTCCATCAGGTACCCTTGCTACCACTGGTAAAAATATATTTGTTGCAGAATATGCACAAAAAAGATTATTGAACGCTGAGGCTTGGTAATCTAAACAAACAAGGGTGGGGATAAAACCTCACCCTTAACTTATAAGGAAAAATATGGGAAACGTATCACATGTCACTGCCCGTCGATTTGTCGATGGTGCAGCCGATTCTACTACTTCTATTGCCGCTGCCCAGACGATAGGTGCTCCCGGTAATTTAATAATAACTGGTGCTGCTGCTACTTTTGGAACAGCTAATCAGGGTAAAAAAGTTAGTATTACAAGTACTGCTAACTTTTCAACAACAGATTTTACAATAAGAGGAACTAGTCCTAACGGACAAGCTGTAGCAGAAACTGTAAGAGGTTTAAATAATAATACAATTTTAAGTGTTAATTATTATAATACTGTTACACAATTAAGTTCTTCTACTGCTTTAGCAACAAATGTTTCTGCAGGTGTTTCTGGTAATGCAGGATGTGTTTATCCTGGAAGAACTAGAGTAAGAGGAATGAGTGGAGATATCCAAGCAGATGTTTTACTTACTTTTTCAGATGTTAATCCCGCTGCTGTTGTAATAGATACTGCAACTGGATGGTCAACTGCTATTACTAGAATGGCTGTTGATGTAGCTGCTGGACAATATGATCCATACATTCCAGATAATGGATTGTTATTTAAGTCTGCTTCATATGTTGAATGGGCTGAAGGTGGATTAGCTGTAAAAGGTTTAACTATTTTCTTTGACGGTTAATAATGACACCGGAAAGATTATCAGCTTGGAGAATTTTTCCTAGATTATTAATTACACTGTATGGTATTTCATTTTGGCGTACCACAGAATGGTTTATGGGGTTGCCAGATCCTACTAATGCACAATCAGCTTTTGTATCAGTAGTAGTAGGCGCTGGAGCCGCATGGTTCGGACTCTATGTGGGAGGAACCAAAATAACAATAAAGGAGAAAAACAATGTTTAGTATAGCTATTTTTAGAACGTTAGAAATTTATGAACAATCAAAGAAAAAATAATGAAATATTTTAAATATCTAGCTTCACTACCAATTTTAATTTCTTTGATAGCTGGGGCATACGGAACTCTTAATTATGTCAATAAGCTGACATCACAAATTGATGCAAGCACGGACACTATTAATATATTAAAGGTAGAGGTAGAGAACTTAGAAGAACGTATATACAGCGATATAGATAACATACACAGAACTTACACAGATAAAACAAGTATGAACTCTAAGAACTACGCAGACGCTAGGGAAGAGCTCGTAAAAGAAATGGCCGAAATGGCAACATGGGTAGGTAGGCTCGAGGGCATTGTTGCAGCACTACGTGATGGTTCGTACAAATTAGCATCACAAGCAGAGTACCAGGCGTTAGAAGAGCTTGTTAGAGGTAACACAGATTCTCTTAGACAAATAGGATACGATATAAAAGAAATTGAAAGAGTAGCATCGGGCGGTTACTAATGAAATACGAACGTGGTCTACTTGTTTTTTTAATAGTGTTGTTAATCATCTGTTGTTTGTTAAGCACTAAAACACAAGCAAGAAATGATTATTTAGGTAGTAGCAACAGCAGCTGTGAACGTGGTAGAATAGATTTATATACAGAACTTAGAGGACTAGATGGTAAAACTATGTATTTAGATGGTGATGGTAATATAGATAATAATTATAATAGTTATAGTGATGATGTTAATGGAACTTTAGGTATACGTTTTAGTTGGCCATTACAATCTACCTGTAATGATGATACTATACAATTACTTCGTGAAAATGATAGACTACGGCAAGAGTTAGAGCTGTTAGCTAATTGTGCTAAATATAAAGACCTAGAACTAGGTGATGAATTTTCTACAGTTCGTGAATTATGTAAAGGTGTTAATAAAAAGATAGAAAATGAAAGTAAGTGATAAAACTAGCATAGATATGCCAATACGAAACTTGCTTAGCATTGTAGCGGCGGTGGCAGTAGGTGTGTGGGCTTATTTTGGAGTAGTATCAAGAATTACAAGCATGGAAACATCATTAATTTTAGCAGAAAAAGATTTAGAAAAGAATACAGAATTTAGAATTAAATGGCCTCGTGGTGAAATGGGAACCTTGCCTGCTGATTCAGAACAATATATGCTTATTGAGTTTATGGCAGAGCAGTTAGAAGGTATGCAAACTGAAATGGAATCTATGATGTCTAACACAGTTAATATAAATTTTTTAAAAGACCAAGTATCTAAATTACAAGGTGATGTAGAAAAATTAAAAGATAAAGTGAGGCAAAATGGAACCAGTCATTAGTGTAGTTTTCGCATTAGTTATGTATGTTAATGGTTCAATGGATGGGCATATGATGACAGATGGATTGTCTAAATGTTTAAAAGCTAAAAGAGAAGCAGAAAGAAATT